TGGTTTGCTGGAAGTATCGCCAACCGGTGAGGGCGGCATAATAGTTGGCACAAAAACAAGAGATGTTCCCGCTATCTATATGAAGGAACATGCGCTGACAACCTATCGCCGTGTGCTGGAGGACGAACTTAAAAAACGAATAAAGGAGCTGTTTGGCACATGAAGCCTGAGATAAGCGTTGACATAATATCATTATCGCTGGCGGGGACCCTGGAAGCCCAGTTCCCGGACTCCACAGTTTACGACAACCCCAACCAACAGGGCACCGAATTACCAGCGTGGTTTATCATCTTCATGCCCGGGACCTCAATCAATAAGGAAATAGGAAATCGATACAAGCGAACACTAAACGTCGATCTGGTTTACCTGGAGGACTTCAACCTTGCAGACCTGTATGATAGGTACAGGAGAGCCGCTGAGCGCCTTGATGAAATACTGGATAAGCTATCCTCGCCTGATGGCGCGGAGCAATGGCTTATCCACACGTTTGACAGGAAGTGGAGGATAGACCCATCAGCCTTGCACTACGAGTTTCGTCTAGAAATCCGCGTATCGGTTGGGAAGCAGCCGGATCCAAAAATGCGTAGAATTGAAAAGCTCAACGTAAACATCAAATAAAAAGGAGGCCCATGCATGGCCAGAGACAATAAGCCGTCCACCGGTGCGGAGTCAGACGCCAATACGGAGAAGCCGGGCGACATCGTATCAAGAAGCAAAACGCCAACAGTTTTTCGGAAAGAGGACTTGATACAAAGCAAAGCGTTCTCACAGTATCATCCGGATTTCTTGCGTGCGCTGCTTCCGGATGAGCGGTACACGATGGCTGCAGCCGAGGGCATTGTGACACAGTATTTTGCCGAAAGGAGGATTTAATATGGCTGGGGGAACATGGGAAGCCCAGAATAAAGTGCTTCCCGGCGTGTACATCAATTACAGGTCATCGCCCGGACTGTTGTCGGTTATAGGGAGCCGTGGTGTGGTGGCAATCCCCAAACAGCTTGACTGGGGCGACACGGAGGGTGTCATAGACATCACGTCAATTGACGAGGTATACACAAAGCTGGGACATGATATCAACAGCCCCGAAATGTTGTTTATCCGTGAAATAATTCTGGGTACGACGTTAAGTTCCGGAGCCTATCGAATCCTCATATATAGGCTGCCGACCACAGGAGCAGCTGCGGCGACGCTTACGATTGACCCATTGACTGTAAGCGCCGTGTGCGTAGGGACCAGAGGAAATGACATCAGCGTGGCGATCAACCCGCATCCAGATACTGAGTACGACGAAGATATGTATGCGGTTTTCACCGTTCAGACCATTGTCGACGGAGTAGTACAAGCGTCGCAGACAGTCGGCACGTTTGAGGATACGGCTAATTTCACACCCGCTAAAATTGGCGATCTAACTGATAACACATGGCTGAAATTCAGTGGGGACGCTTCGGAGCTGCTGACTCCATCCGCTGGGGCGCAGCTTGAGGGCGGTGACGACGGTACGCCCGCCGCAATAGCATACTCGTCGTTCTTGACGGCAATAGAGCCGTATCCGTTCAACGTGCTAATTTATGACGGCGCCGATCCGGTTGTCAGATCCAGCTTTGCGCTTTTTGTCAAACGGCTCAGCTATGATTCTGGCCGGTACTGCCAGGCGGTCATGACCGATTGTCCAAACGCCGATACAGAAACGGTTATCAGTGTCGATAGCGGCTACACCTTCAACGACGGTACCATGATTAGTGGCGCTGAAGCAACATGGTGGGTCGGCGGCGCTACAGCCGGCGCACGCAACAACCAGTCGTTGACATATGGCGTCCACCCTAACGCAATCGGCGTAACACCCCGTCTGAACAAAAAACAGATGGAGGAAGCAATCGCAAAGGGCAGCCTTGTCTTTTTCGAGGAATTCGGTAGCGTTAAGGTTCTCACGGATATAAATACGTTTACGAGCTTTACGCCCGATAAGGGTAAGGCATTCCGCAAGAACCGGGTAATACGCGTCTTATTCTCAATTGCCAATGATATATATATGACATACTCCATGTACTACATTGGCAAAGTAAACAGCAATAGCGACGGCCGCCTTTTATTTAAAGCGGCGGTCATAGGCATCATCAATCAGCTCATGGGCAACCAGGCAGTGCAAAATTTCACAGCGGACGATGTGGAGGTGCTGCCCGGCGTCGACGCGGATTCCGTAGTGATCAATTTAGCGGTACAGCCCGTCGACTCGGTAGAAAAGGTCTACTTGACCATCACGATTTCGTAGGAGGTGGGAATAAAGATGTCGTTCCTTTTAGAGCGCGACGCGCTAAACGGAAAAGAAGGTAAAGGGTTTGCAGGCGTTAACGGCCGGAATACCGAAATGTTCGGGATGAAGAAGTTCCGTACAGACGCCGATTTTCAGGAAGCCGATTTCAAAGTGGTAGGCACTCGCCTGGTCCAAAAGAAAACAACCGGCGTCGTCCTGTCTGGATCGATGACGATATATTACGGTACCCCCGAGTTTGTGGCTCTTGTTGAAGAATACCTGAAGACCGGCAAGCTACCCTACTTCACATTACAGATCACCAACGACGACCCGGCTACAAGTGTCGGTGCGCAGACAATCGCGTTTTATAACGTTAAGCTTCAGAAAGTGCCTATCGCAATCTTGGATGCTGATATTGACTTTCTAAGCATAGATGTTATGTTCAGTTTTACGAGCTTTGAGATATTGCGGGCATTTAACGCGCCGGCACAGCTTGGCAGCAATTAACATGACAATTATGAAGAGCTTAAGGAGGAAATCATGAGCACACTTAGTGCATTTCTCAAACCTCTGTATTACGAGAAAACGAAAGCATTTGTGCTGTCCGATCGGTTTGTGGATGAGACGGGCAAGCCCGTCGCTATATCAATCAGGTCAATCACACAGGATGTCAACGATAACCTGATCAAGCTCTCGACAAAGCGAAAAAAAGAAAGCGGGAGTGAAGTCGAGTATCTGGAAAAACGAGAGTATCAGGCGCGTCTTATTACTACTTGCGTTTCAGACCCCGACTTTGCAAGCGAAGAGCTTTGCAAAGCCTATGGCGTCATTGATCCCCTGCTGGTTCCGGCTAAGATGCTGATGGTGGGGGAGTACTCTAAACTCGTGAGTGAGATTATGAATATAAACGGATTTAAAGATGACGTTAAGGTGCTGGAAGACGCAAAAAACTCCTAGCGAGCGGGGATCCGGATGCGCAAATGGCATACTACATGTTTGTCAATCACGGGTGGGCTCCCGGGCGTATTCTGGAGCTGCCGTTCGAGGAAAAGGCTCTGCTTGCCCAAATGATAAGCAGAGAAATAAACAACAGACCCGGTAAAAAATGATAGGAGGGGCTTGCGTTGGCAGATATTAAAGAATATTTAGTTCTTGAAGATAAGTTCTCACAGACGCTTAACAAATTCATTTCACAAGCCTCTCTGTCCGCCGACAAAGCTCTGAATACACAAGAGGCGATTGATAAAATAAGTGGAGCGTATGAATCAACGGAGCAATCGGTTAACATCGCTATTGGCGCGGTTGATTCATTTTCCGCAAGTTCAGATGCGGCGGCTAGAAGCGTGGAGGGCTCAACTTCGACCATGGTTGAAGCCTTTAACGGCACGGACCAATCCATAACTGAGGTTACAGAAAGCATTCAGGAAAACGCCGAGGCTGTGGATCAGTGGGTGGAGAGCGTGAGACGCATAGACGAAGTATCTCATAAAACCGGAAGAAACCTGGAGCAGTTTGGATTAATGACCGGTCGAATGCTGGGGAATCTGACCGGCGTCCCATCCGCACTAAACAAGGTTATAGGCCTACTGGGAACGATGCCGAGGGTGCTTAGCGCTACCACTGCCGGGCTTGGGGCGACAACGGCGGGACTCGGAGCGGCGACAGTTGGTGCAACTGGTCTGGTAGCGGCGCTGGGGCCATTGTCCATTGCGCTTTCAATCGGAGCCGGGGTAGTTAGCGGAATTATCCAAATGGTTGATTACTTTGCTAATGCGGCGCAACGGCGAATTGATGAGCTCATTAATAAGATGACTGAATCCTCGCAGGCAAGTAAAACGTTGATCAGCGAAATGAGCAACATAAATTCACAGTTGCGTTCGAATAGTGATTTGATCGCAGAATTGAATGCGCTCGGAGCCGACAACTCATTTGTAGTGCGCTTAGAGGCAGAGAATAAGGAGCTTGAACGGCAAATCGCACTCAATGGTATACTTGCCGACAAGGCAGCAAGGGACGCCTCGGAAGCGGCTTATGATTTAGCTAAAGAGCGTTATAAAACGGGCGCGGAAATAGAACGCAACGTTGCAAATCCTACATCACTCAATGCAACAACCAGAATGACCGATGAATATGGTTCGTTGGCTGAAGCTCTGCGCACGATGGAATCTTTGTATAGTCAAGGAACACTCTCGAATGACAACCAGGAGCTATGGCTCGATCATATCCAACGGGCGCAAGAAATATCTGAAGTATTATATGACGCAATTCCTGATCATTCAGCGCTGAAAGACGAATTAGGGCAATACATAGCCGCCTATCTTGAAATGATGGGCAAGCTCTCCGGTAGCATAGATGTGTTGTCGGACCCGGCTAAGGCAGCGGAAGCGGAGATTCAAAGGCTCACCGAAGCCGCCGCTGAAGCACAAAGGAAATTCGATCGGAACGCTGCGGCATTGAGTAGGTACAGTAACACACTCATCGACATATCACGGGAAATAGAAGACCTGGCGTCTGCATACAGTGCGCTCGAATTAACCCAGCAAGCGCTCAACGCCGGGCAGGATATTAGCGTACAGACGTATTATGAACTCATGAACATATCGCCGCAGTACATGCAACTGCTGATGAATGAGCATGGGGGCATACTGGACCTCG